GTCTGTAGCTCTAATACTACCTTCTCCTGCTGCGCTAGCTAGAGATGACTTTAATTTTACTATACCAGTACGTGTGCCATCTGTTACTTTATAACGACGTGTTGACACTTGACGGATAATATCCACTGTGGTTGCAGTACCGCCAGTTAGACGTGCAGTCATTAAGATAGCGTTTTCTTGGTTAGTGGAACTACCAATGGCACCGCTGTCTGTAGTCAATACAATAGTACCTGCAGGCACTGTGCCAGTTGTGGTCCCAGGCTTGGTAAAGGTGAATGTTTCTGTTCCAGTATAGCCTGATCCAGGTTCTGTAATAGTAACTGAAGATTCTTTTACGCGGAATAAAACATCCACTACAAATGTAGCAGCAGTACCTGATCCTGCAATTTTTGTTAAGCTAACTGTTTGAGAATCTTGTGGTACACTTGCTAGGGCTAGTGCATCACCACGGCTTGCGCCTGAAGCAGTTACACTGAATACAGCATTAGCACCACTAAGATCAGTGACTTTTGCAACTAGGTTACCAACACTAGCCCAGCCAAAAGTATCACCTACTGCTAGGTTAGCTTTACCTGCACCAGTTGTCACACTTTCTACTTCAAACTGTAGAGTGTAAGTAGCTTGTACACCACCAGGAATTGTAGGTGCTGGAAGACTAGGCACTGTGATAGGTGCAACAGCGGCATTACCCATAAATGAACCTAGGGTGCTCCAACTGATGCTAGCAATTCCTTCACCACCGATGTGGTCGTCGCCGTAGTTTTGGCTATTGGATAATCCACCGTTGATCTGTTCGCCATTGCGGCCAAGATTACGGTTACCGAAATATTTTTTGTTTAATGGGCGTCCCATTTGTTTTCTCCTTTATGTTTGGCGTTCTAGGCCTACGCAGTGGGTACTGCATAAACTCTCAATTAAGAGCGAACAATGTATTTATAGGAGTTCGAATAAAATTATATGCGGAGACCCTTGAGGTTGAATTAAAACTTCATTGTAAATATCCACTGCGTCGCCTTCATTTAGTTTTATGTCATTGACATAACACTCTCCTTCTAGTATTAGCAAATAACTATTTTTAGTTAGGCAGTTTTGATCTAGGTTTCCTGCATAGACTTCTATCTTGGTATTTTTAAACTCTATGGGTAATTTATTAAATCCCTGCTCTCTTGTAATAATATCATAACTTGGAGTTAGATCACTTACTACAACGTTCGGCTCTATCCAGATCTGTAAGTACCTAGCATCTTGATCAGTTTCATTACTAAGTTCGTGCCAGATACTACTACCGCACCAAAAATGTTGTACTTGATTATGATTTGCGGTATTATCGTTGCCAATATTATCTCTATGTCGGCATTTTCCCTTGATCATATAATTAATAATGTCTAGATGTTTATGTTCGTGCCAGGCAGTTATAAAACCAGGCCTAGTTCTATCATCATTGATAGTTTTAATAGGCCCCCATCCTTGATAGTTTGGATCCTGATAACTCATACAACTGAAACTTCTATAACTTTGATAATCGTCTTTATCTAGATGTGAACGAGGAATATAACCTCTAGTATTGGAAGCTCTTATTTTCATTACATTATTTAAGTCAAGAAAAAGCCCTAAAATAATTTAGGGCTTAATCTATTAACCTACTAAAAATTAGCAGTTGTATTCTAGAGTACTACCATCAAAGACTGCATTGTATACATCACAAGTAGTGGCACAAGCTTCATCAATGGCATCTTCCATTACAGTATTAGTACCTGCATTTGTATCTAGACCAGTAGGGTCACTAGTAGCAACAGTTTCATATGCAACAGAAACTGTAAAGTTTTGCCCGTTTGGTACACCTACAGAATAAATTTCTGCAACTGACTGAATTGCTCTTACAGCTTTTGAATACAAGCTGTTGCTGGCTGTGTAGTTAGTTTCTACATCAGTGCCCATATCAACTACAAAGAATACTTGACGACGTGTACCTAATTGTGAGGTTTCTACTGCTTTAGCGTGATTAGCAGCAACACTGGTTCCGACTAAATTTGGCATTTTATTTTCCTTTTAAAAGTTATATCTAACGATATTAACAATATTTATGCTGCCAATAAAAAAGGGCCTTGCGGCCCTTTAATGTTTCCCATCCCTACTGGAATTAGCTGAAGCTTAGGTTACTTACTGCGATTTCTTCTAGGTAATCGCCTGCGTTACCTAAAGAGCTTGCAGTGTTGGTTAACTCTACGTAGCCATAACGTGTCATAAAGCCAACTACTGGTTCAAAAGTAGTAGGATCTAGAACAACGCCAGAACTCATTAGAGGAATATATGGGCAGTAGAACGCGGCTGCATCAGCCTCGCTGGAACCCTTATAACCAACTAGCACAGGTGTGCTGTCGCTAGCATAGCTATCGACGTAAACACGCATTGCGCCGTTTAGTGTACCAACAAACTTGGTGTTGGTAGGTGCTTCAAATGTACCTTCAGTTGTACGAGCAAATGCTGAAGTTGTTGCGCTCTGTAGTACGGTCAGAGCTGCTGGGCTAACAACTGCCCAGTTACCAGCGCCACGACGTGTACGCTGAGCGATTAGGTTAGCTGCGCGGTTGATAACAACTGCTAGAGCAGCGTGTTCATCACCAACGAATGTAGCTGTACCTGAAACAGCAGCTTGGTCATAGCTGTATGTGCTACCAGCTAGAGCACGTAGAGAACCAAGAACTTCCTGGTCGATCTCAACTGTGATCTCTTGTGCTAGAGCAGCCATAATTTCTGCTTCTACATCGATGCCGTGCATTGACTGTGCGTCTTGTGCGGCTTCAAATGTCCAACGTGCGCTTAATTTACGGGTCTTAGCTTCAACGACCTGTTTTAAGATTTGCACGTTGATCTTACGGCCTGGTTGTCCTTCTAGTGCGCTGGTTGTATCAGCACGACCAGTTGAACTGTTACCAGAGTAAGCAGTTGCAATCTTGAATGGGCTTAGTGCCTCGTCGCCAGCGTTAACTGCGGTGCTGTCGAATGCGTTGGTACCAATGCTTTCTGCATAACGAACACGTAGAGTGTGGATCTGTGCAACAGGTCCTGTCATTGGCTGAACACCAACGATTTCGTTTGCAATAACTGTAGGCATAACACGACGGATAACTGGTAGGATAACACGGTTAAGTGTTGCTACGTTACCTGCAGATGTTGCGCCAGCAGTTGCATTTTCAGCTAGGTGCTTGCGAGTGTTTTCTAAAATTACACCCATAGTGGTTCTACGAGTGCCTTGTAAGCCTTCTAACAGGGCTTCTTTTGTTTCGCCCCAACGGCTTTCTAATAGTGCTTGTGTCATAATTTCCTTTTCTCCTGTTTAGGGTTATTTAAGCCCTGCTAAACGCTTGAGCTCATAAACGTTACTGTCTACTGCCTCAGCGTTGACTTTAGCAGATTTATCACCAGTTACTTCTACACGACTTTCAGCTAGTACTACAGGCTTTTCTGCCTTGGTATTTGCTGTGTTGTTTAGAACTGCTGGTAGATACTTGTCGTACGCAGCACGAAGTTTTTCGGTCTGCACACTCTCCAGAAGCTGACTCATTACTGCCTGCTTCTCTTTGTTCAATGGCTTCAGCAACTCCGACATCGTTTGCGTGCTTCCTCTACCTTTTGTTTTTGTTCTTCCAGTTCTGCTTTTAGCTTGCCAATCTGGTCATTCTCATTGAGGTGAGTAATTGCAAATTCACTAGCAAATGCTTCGAAAAGACGACGACCAAAATTGTTCTCACGAGCAACTTGAATGTCTTCTTTAAGCTGGGACATTTCTTCTTTAAGCTTACGGCTGATGGACTCTCTAACAAGATCAGCACTCTGTTTAACAAACTTAGCCTGTAGATCAGCTAATTTTTCTTTAGCTTCTGCAATTAGGCGAACTTTTGTTTCAACTACTTCTTGCTTGTCCTTGGCAAATTCCTGAATCTCTTCAGCCAGTTGTTTAACTGTGAATTCTTCTAGACGTGCAATAGCATTCTGATATTGTTTACGATCTTGACGCAGTTCCTTGATTTCTTCACTTAGTTTAGAAACTAGGAATTGATCGAACTTAGCTACGTTCTCTTGCATCGCTTTGTTGAAGCGCACACGATCTGCTGCTAGACGTTCTTTATCTTCTGCGAACTCACGAATCTCTTGACTAAGAGTTTCGCTGATCATACGGTCCATTGCTTCAACCATTACACTTTTATCGTGTTCGTATCGACCAGCAAACTCGTGACGCATTTCCGCACGAATTTCCTCGCGAGCTTCATTTAACTTGGCTTCCCAGGCTTCGCTTATGGCTTGCTTGGTGTCTTCGTTAATGATCCCGCTGTCGATCAATGGCTTGAGTGTATCAAACATATGGATCCTTCTCCTTAAATTTTTAAGTCTTTGATGAGGCGAGTTACTTCCTCACGCAAATACTTCTGTACTTTTTGATTTGCCCCAGCATCTTTTGCTATCTCGAGAACCTTGTGACCGTGTTTCATATTCATCAGTCCTTCATAGACTGCTTTAGGATATGCATTGGGCGCACTAGGCTGGGCTACTATGTCTACAGTGACGATATCAAAGTCACTGACGTGTCCCGAACTTTCGTTAACGTTGCCGCTACCTCTGCTCGATACACCTAATTTTACTCCTGATTGCAGCATAGTTGTAACTAGTTGCCCCATAGGAGTTGGTAATATTTTCAGTTTACCATAACCATTAGGACCGTCCATCCACATATTTTGAATCATATGGCAAACACGATCTAGGTTAATCTTTAAATCTTCGGGATGATCTAGTTCGCCAAGAACGCTATAACCATCACGAATAACATTGTTAATATTGTCAACAGCTTTACTGATTTCAGGAACTGGGTATACTCGTTGGTTGGCGTTTTTCACACCACCTTGAATAAAAATACCCTGCATATAGAGACTTTTTTCTTTTCCGTCAGCATTGGACTCTGCAAGAACTTCCATCCTTGCAGAGTCAAATGTGAGATGTTCTCTTAGTATGCTCATTAATTACTTGCCTAGTATGCTGTCACCAGCTGCTGGCTTGTTTTCACCGTGTTGTGGTTTCATCTGGCTATCAGCCTTCTTCATACCACCAACCTTGTTAGTGAATTCACCCTTGGTTTTCATTTCTCCGCCCTTGGTTAACAAACCTTTAGGGTCAGCACTAGGGGTGCTATCGCCACCTGGCTCGGTGTGTCCACCTAACTTAGGAGCTTTGCCGCCCATATCGTTCTTGCTGGCTACTGTACTTTTAGTATTAACTTTAGCTGATTTGCCTGCTCCTACTTCGTGGCCTTCGTTACCAGCAGGGGTGCTTTCCCAGTCGCCGCCAACTTTTTCCATATATTCACGTAGCCATTCTGCTTCGGTTAAACGACGCTCGCCCTTGGATTCCATATATAAGCGTGCTTCTGGCATCTGTTCGCTGCCTTCATCGCCCATCATATCTTCTGTATCATCAGCTGGCATTTCTTCATCGCTGTGATCCATACCCATTAACTGATCAAATTTATCAGCAATAGCTTCTAGTTCATCTTTAACGCCCATAATATCAGCTTTGGTGGCTGGCTCTTCATCAGATTCCTCTGAGTCCATATCCATATCCATTTCTGCATCAGCTGGCTCTTGCTCATCGGAATCCATTGTTTCTGGATCTTCTTCAGCTTCGTGCATTTCATCTTCTTCGTCAGTGATTTCGTCTACCATTTCTTCAACGTCATCACCACCCATAGCTTCTTCCAGATCTTCTTCGTCGATTAGACTTTCGTAGATCTCTCTACTTTTTTCTACAACGATCTCGTGGAACAATGCACGGGCTTTATCTTCTTCCTCATTGATGATAAACTCAATGAGTTGTTCGTATTTGGTTTTCATTACCTAGGTCTCCTTGTTGGTAAAAAAGCAATAACAGTAGTGTATTTACTGAACTAAGGAAAAAAGTATAGGTTTAAGCCGGTTTTTGGCTGATTTTTACAATAAATTTTAAATTTTACTGTAAAATTTAAATGGAAAGTCCACCGCCTGCTGCTGGTGGTTTATATTGGCTGGAAAGATTCTTTAATTTCTCTTCGTGTTCTAGTTTGCGTACATCGTTCATCATACGCAGACGGTTAAGCTTGTCTAGAGTTAATTTACTCTGACGTTTTCTATTATCCTCGATCCGGTGGCTGGTATTATCGTCTTTTTCTCTACGATAATTAGCAGGCTCGGGGTTATATAACTCTGTGATATACATAATATTATTTATATGGCGGGCGGAGGAGCCGCACCGGTTGCTGGTTCTGCAGGTGCTTCTGCACCAGGTTCAGCCCCTGCTTCGGCACCAGGTTCTGCTATTTCTGCCGATTCTAAATCGCCAGACAGGCCGCCAGGACTTATTCCCACGCTTCTT